CGAGTGGTCATGCGGCGCACCTCCCACATATAGATCGCGGATCGTCCGGGGCGCCAGCTGGAGAACCCGAAGAAAAGTGCAGAGAAGCTTCGGGTCGGGCCGATCAGCAACCTCAATGCAGGTGATGCCTAACGCGCGAATGTAGGCGGCCACCCGACCGAGCGCAGCAGTTGGCCCGTGATAGCGTATGGTAAGGGTTCGTTCTGGCATAGAAAAAACCTCAACGGGGGCGGAGCCGTATTGAGCAGTTCCGCCCCCACATCGGGCTAATTTTTAGGCGCCCGCGGCACCTTCGATTTGGTTTACTTGCTGCCCGCCGGATGCGGGACACCCGGACAGAAACGCTTCCAAGTCAGCGTACCGATATCGCACCGAGGCGCCCACGCGAATGTGGCGTAATGCGTGCGTCCGCTGCCGGCGCCATTTTCGAATCGTGGAAAGTGAGAGCCGGGTCACGCGGGCAACGTCGCGTTCCGTGAGGAGTTCGGTTGGCGGTCCTGTTGTACTCATTCGTTAGCGATTATTCGGACCCCAACAATCAAGCGTCAATTCTTTTCGTTTCTTTTCTGTGCAGAGTTGATAAATACGGGCATTCCGTGCGCCTTCAATCGATCAGAAAAGAATCCGATTCCGAAATGAAAACTGGCTGAGGCAGGGGCAGCAGGGTTGACGCGGTGGAACAGTTTCGTTCATCGATAGCGGTCTAGGTAGTAGATAATATTTTTCCGGACAAGCTCCGCTTCCGCGGTGAGCTGTCCAGCCCATGATGGCCACTTCGGCGGACGTGAGACACCTTTCGCATCAAGTTCGGCGCAGATTTCAGGCAAGTGTGACTTCCAATTCAATCGCCAGTTCTGTCCCGCGATCCTCTCGATCCCGGCAAACATGGCGTCGGCGTGTTTCACGCCCGGCTTCCGGCCACCACCCTTCCGTTTTGTAGAGACATCGCCAGCGGCAATGGGCTGGCGATCAGATGCCGGGGGTGAATTCAGCCTTCGACGGAGCATCTCTGCCCGTAACGCGTGAGTCTCCGCTGCCTCCTTCTCTTCGCGTGCAAACCGAATTTTGGTACGGCGCCGGTTGTCCTCAATCATCTTGTCGAGAATGTTCTTTTCGCGTTTGACCTGCCGATTTTCAAGTAGTTTCTGACTCTCTCGAATCGCCGCGGCCGCCTGCGCCATGCGACGCTCGAAGGCGTCATCCTTTATGGCGTGCCCAGCGACCGGAGACGGATCGACAGCCGCGGCTTCGGGCAGGGCGGCTATCCAATCCGTGACGGATTTCGCATATTCCTCGAACGTCGCGAAGTCTTCGCGCTTGGGTCGTCGGCTTGGCGGTTTGCCGCCGGGCGGCTCGGGCGGTATTTTGGACATAGGAAGGCTCAATCGCCGTGAGTGGCCCGCAACTGGCCTGGGAAGAAAAGTCCGGACCACTCACGCCCACATTGTCCACCAAAAACAGAGAAGCGCACGATGTCGAAAGCGACAAGCAACCTGCCGCCAAATACGGGCGCCGTGTACGTCTACAGCTGGGGTCCACGGATCAAGGCGTGGCCGGCCGCCTCACGGCTGAAGCAGCTCGACCGGAAAGGCCAGCCTTGCACGGTGCTCGCCCGAGGCGCGATGAACTCGGCGCTGATCGAGTTCACGGACGGGTATCAGGCGGTGGTCAGCCGCAACGCGCTACGGAGAGCTGCGCAGGACCTATAGCTGTTCTCCGCTTTCATCCTCACTGATCAGGGGATTCGCGATCCTGCGGCTGCGGTTGCCGCGCCGACTGCCGTTCAGACTCGAGCGCGCCAGCCCTCTCCGTCAGATTGTGGAGTGCCTTGGAGGCTTGGCACAGAAAACTATAGGCCACCTTGCGGCCATGATAAAAGTCCGCGTTTTTGTCGGCGCCGGGATCTACTTCCGCCGCCATCCTGGCGGCGATCCCGGCCAACCTCGCGTAGTCGTTAGGTGTCAATTCAGGTTCCCTCCACTCACCAAAATCAGACCGGACCGCGCGTAAGTTTGTCATGTAACGGTTCCGTTGCATGACAAAAACCGCTAATTACGCTTCTTCCACCGGGCGGCCGCTGCCGCCTGCGCAATCGCTTTCCGGCGCGCCGGGCTGAGTTTGTCCGCGCGCGCCTTTCCCCCGGCTTCCCCGCCTGACCGGGCGAACTCCTGACGCTCTTCCGGCGTCATGGACTCCATGCGGGCTTTCCCGCCCTTCTTCCCGCCCAAGCGTCCGAGGGCCACAGCGGCTGGATTCTTTTTTGCCATCAGCTACAATACTATCTTGACAATACCGCTCTAGTCAAGCATGATAAAAGATATGAAGGCAATCGGCTACATCAGGGTGAGCACGGAGAAGCAGGCGGACTTCGGCGTTTCGCTCGAAGCGCAGGAGACGAAGATCCGCGCCATGGCGGTAGTGCAGGGCGCGGACCTGGCGGAAGCCATCATCGACGCGGGCGAGTCCGCAAAGTCCCTGAGGCGGCCGGGTATGGAGCGTCTTCTCTCCCTGGTGGACGCAGGCGCCGTGGATGTCGTCATCATTGCGAAGCTGGACCGGCTTACCCGGAGCGTGGCGGATCTCGCCGAGCTGCTGAAGCGCTTCGAACGGCGCGGCGTATCGTTGGTGAGCGTGGCGGACTCGCTGGACACGCGGAGCGCGGCGGGCCGGCTGGTGCTGAATATCATGGTGAGTGTGTCCCAGTGGGAACGGGAAGCGATCGGAGAGCGTACGCGGGACGCCATGAGCCATAAGCGGGCGAAGGGCGAGCGGGTAGGCACGCTCCCTTTCGGCTTCTGCATGGCGGCGGACGGGTGCCGCTTGGAAGAGGAGTCGGCCGAGCAGGCCATCCTGTTCCGCATCCGGCAGTTGAAGGCCGCCGGGCACACCACCCGCCAGATTGCGGAGGAGCTGAACCGGCAGGGATTTACCACCCGCCGCGGAACCGCCTGGCGGTTTCAGTACGTGGCCGCGGCCCTCAAGGCCGCGTAGGAGGAGTTCACAAATGCGGAAGGGAACCGGCAAGACGAAGCCGCGGCCGAAGCAGGATCGGGACTGGTTCGAGCGCCAGGTGGCCGAGTTGAAGGCCCAACTGGAAAAGCTACCGGCGGACCGGCAGGAGCAACTGAAGCGGGAGCTTGAGCAGGAGCGCTCTTAGCTGCCTGCCAAACCCGTTGGGCGAAGGCTTTAATCTCTTTGCGGGGCTTTTACTGAAGACCGCCGTTACTTTCTTTGATGTACGTGGTGAAGGTCTCGGGCGTGCCAACATAAAGTATCTCGCCACCGTCATCCCGGATGACCCACCAGTGCGTCAAATCAAGGTTGTCATCTTCATCAGGAATGACGACTCGTCCGTACTCGCCGGCGAGTTCCATGAGTTGATCGCTGTTTTCGAAGATGCCGTCCTTCACAATTTCCATAAGTCCCGTCCCCACGCGCTTTCTGGAGCCCAACGCCCTAAAGGTTCAGGCGGCGGAGCTAGGTGAAAAAGAGCGCGGGAGGCAGGCGGAAGAACTCGGCGAGTTTGCGGATATGCGTCTTGCTCAGTTCACGCTTGCCATTGAGGACCAGGGATGCGATGGAGCGCGCGCCAAAGATCGGCGTCAAGTCAGTGGCGCTGAGGTTACGTTGTTCCATAAGGAATCGAAGTAGGCCGATCGGATCACCAGCCGGTAGCGGGTAGGCACGATCATCGTATTCTTTGACCAGCATGGACAGTAGCGAATGGAGCGTCTTTTCTTCGGGAGTCGCCTTGCCGTGCTCGATCGCGCGGCTGAGCGGTTCCATGATTTCAATAAATTGCTCCATTTCCTCATCTGTTTCGATGCGTTTCGGCATCGTCCGGGAAAGCAGTCTTCCGTATTTGGCAGTCGCTAGCACCATTTCTTCCACTCCTCCCGACCATACAAATGTTCTCTAGCGATGCAGCGCTTCATGCAGCAACATGCGGATCAAGGTCTGATAGCCGATGCCCTTGGCGGTCGCACGTTGTTTGGCGCGCTCGATGTCCGCGACCGGCAAACGCAGGCTGATGGCTTGCGTCTTGCTCTGCTCCGCCAGAATCTCCTGGACAGTGAGCCCTTTGCCGGATTTTTCCAAGGTGCGGAGTTCACGTTCGATCTGTTTGCGATGGGCGTAGAGCCAATCCGCTTCCTCGTCTTCATTCTTAAACACCGGGATCTTCATTTCGGTTTCCTCTCTCTCGATTCAGGCCAGGCTGTCACAACGCGGATATCGTTCCCACCGCGAAGCGTCCATATTGCGACGATGCGCTTATCGGCAAAGTGGCCTACGGTCTGCCACCTGGGCTCCGCGCCTTCCGCGCGTTTCTGCGGGCCGGACTTGGAAGCCAGATCGAGAATCACGTGCTCGACTTCTTCAGGGGTCAGCCCATGCGCTTCAACTTTGCGGCGGTTGTGCTGATCCCATTCGAACGGCATACTCGTATACATTGTATATACAAGCGCGCTAAACTCCTATTCATGCCCCCACGCTTCGAGCAGGCGCCGAACACCGGCATCGAAAAACACCGAGCCGTCGCAGACGACTTCATGCGCCAAATCTTCGAAATGGAGCCCGAGGAATATCTCATTACCGATGAATCGATGTTGATGGACTTTGGCGATTTCGGCGACGACTCTGCGATGCCCGAAATCCGCGCTAAAGTGCAGAGCATTTACGGCGATGTCGTCCAAAAGGACACCGATTACCTGATCGAGATCTTTCGCAGGATCG